GGGCCCAGGATGCGGGATGTGGTCACCATGCTGAAGGTTCCGGGAGAGTGAGGTCGGAGTCGTTGTCGTCGACGTTATCGAAGCCACGGCTGTGGCGCGGCAGTGCTGTGAACTCGATGGCGCCGCCTTCCATAAAGCTGGCCCGCACCGCCATGGCCAGCGATACGGCGCTGTCGCCGTGGCGCTTGGCTTTGCTGTCCTGCGCCTGCAGATCCTTGGTGCGGCCCTTCTCGATAACCGGCACACCCTTGTCCACCTTGATCGCCAGCAAGTCATCGAGGCGGGTCTGGTGGCGGGCGATCTGCAGGTTGAACGCCTCCAGCTCGCCCTTGAGCTTGGGCATCCACAGCGCGTACCAGGCCAGGTTCAGTTGCACCTGGTCGACCAGGCCGGCGCCATAGCGCAGGGCTGCTTGCTCGGCCAGGTAGCCGCCGTTGCCGGTGGCGTCAAACGCCAAGCCGCTCAGACGCGGCAGGCGATCGCAGATGTAGAACATGATCTGGCGCTGCGCCTCATAGGTGAGGTTGCGCAGCTCGACCTCGAAGGGCACACGCTTGCGCAGCAGCGGATCAATCTGCAGCGGCGTGAATACCGTGAGGTCGCCACGGCGAGCGAAGTCTTCACCGAAGGTGTGGCGGTTGCGTGTGTTCAGGCGCGCCAGCTCAGGCGCCAGGTTCTCCTCGCACCATGCGCGAATCTCGGCCTCACGCATCTCAGGCGTCCACTGCTCGAAGCCCTCGGGCGCCTCATAGCGGTAGATGCGAATGGAATGGTCATCGACCATCGCCTGCTCGATCAGCACCCGACTGAGGTAGGTACCGCCCGATTTCTTCGGTACGCAGCCGTACTCCTCGTCGGCCGACTCGATGTTGGGGGCGTTCTTGTACAGACCATCGCGCCAGGCCTTCTCGGCCTCGGGTGACCACTCCTGCCCGGTGACGTAGCAGATCCTCTTGTACAGGCCCTCGGCGATCGCATCGTCCAGCTTGATCGTGTGGATGCTGTAATCCTTGCGGCCCTCGCGTACGTCCTGGATGTAGGTGTTGAACGGGTTATCGACGCCGTTGTGGGTGCTGATCAAGCGCACCTTGTTGCCCCACATGGTCAACGCCAGGGCGGCCTTGAGCAGCTCCTCAAGGGATTCATGGAACGCTGCCTCGTCGATTACCACATCGCCCTGCAGGCCGCGCAGGTTGCTCGGGCGCGAGCTGAGCGCCTGGATCTTCCGCCCCGTTTTCGGGAAGCGGATCATGTAGGTGAGGATTTCTTCCTTCTTGCCGTCGTCCCAGAACTTCTGCTCGTAGACGTCCGCCTCGGCCAGCTCGTTGAAAGCCGTGGCAAACAGCGCACAGGCGGCGATGTACTCCAGCGCCATCTCTTGCCGACTGCCCACATAGAAGGTGTTGCAGCCACCACGCGAGCGCGGTTTGGCGGCGTTGATCACGTTGCGCCCGGCCTCGGCCCAGGTGAGACCAGTACGGCGGGACTTCTCCGCGATCATGATTTGGGACTGATCCTCGAACCAGCGCTGCTGGTACGGGAGGAATACCGCCTGGTTGGCCGGCTGGGCCTGGGCGATCTCTTGCGGCACGTCGACGCCGAGCAGCTCCATCTCGGCGGCAAGGTCAATCTTGCGTGGGATGGCCAGCGCTTTCAGCGGCTTGGTTTCTGGCTCACTCACTGGGCTCTTCCTTCGGTTCGATGGCAGTGCAGCGGTAAACGGTTTTGCCGACGTAGAAGGCGCCAAGGCGCTCGCACTCTGCGGCCACGGTGATATGGGCATGGCGCCACCCCAGCAGCCAACCGATCCAGAGCAAGCCGATAATCGCTAACAGTTTCATCAGGCTTTCCCCAGCAGAATGCCGCGAATGCGGTTTTCGAGCTGCTCGCTCATCCCGTCGCTGCCGCGCATCTCCTCCAGGCGCTGCTCCTGCTCGGCCAGCAGTGCTTCGCGGGCTTCACGCTCGATCGCCTTGCGCTCCTCGCGGCTGGCCTTGCTGGCCTGCAGCACGTCCTTCGCCGCGCGGGCCAGCTTGCGCACGTCGTCGATCGTGGTCTCGTCGTCGATCTGCGCGCCCAGGGCGGCGTGCGTGGTCAGCGTCTGGATCGACTGCACCATCAACGCGCCGGCCTTGTCGTTGGGGTTCTCGCCCAGCTCCTCGACCAACAGGCTGGCCATGGCCTGCTGCTCACGCAGCCGCTTGGCCATCTCGTCGAAGCTGACCTTGTAGCGGCCGATCGCAGCGCGGCTGGGCTTGTCCTCACTGGGGAAGTGCTCGTGCAGATCCTCGATCAGCTCGTCCAGGGTGAGGCGCCGCTCGCGCAGTCGCTTCTCGATGTGCGTGCGAACAGCTGGCTCCAGCCGGTCGATGCTCGACTTGCGCGCCATGGTCAGGGCCTCGGCTTGCTGACGCCCGGTACCGAGGCGCGGCCAGCAGCCACGTCGCCACCGCGCTCGGTCAGGGTTACGACCAGGACGGAGCCGATATCGTCGATCGACACCAGCCCCTGTTCGCCGAGCCAGGTCAGGTCTCCCTTCACCTGGTCGCGGCTCGGGTGGTGCCCAAACTGGCCCAGCAGGTTGGCGATCACCGAAGAGTTGGAGCGGTACTGCGGCAGCTCAGAGAGGATGCGCAGCATCACCAGGCGTTGATCCTGGCGCAGAAAGTCGGCGTATTGAGTGCTCATCGCGGCCTCACTTGTTGTTCAACAGGTATTCGTTCATGCGCTCGACGGCGCGGGCCAAAGGGTCGAGCGCCTTGGTTACCCCCGCGATCTCGACCTTGATCGCCTTCATGTCGCCCGCCAGCTCGGCCAGTTCGCCGGCCAGTTCGGTGAACTGGTCACTGGTGGGCAGGTGCTTCATCTGCTGCTCCAGCACGGTCAGTCGGTTGTCCTGCCCGGCAAGGCGCTTGGCCAGCGCCTCGGCTTCGACCTTCGAGCTGGCTCGGCGAGCAGCCATCAGCGAAAACAAGCCCACCACCACGGTGAACAGGAACTGGCCGAGGCGCAGCAGGTAGTCGAAATCCATCAGGGCTTGTCCTTGTTGTGTAGGTCGATCAGCGCGTTCAACTGCGCAAGGTTGGCGAGCGCCCAAGCGCCGTAGTCACGCGCATGGGCCAGGATGTCTGCGGCGGTAACGCCGCTTTCCAGTAGTTCGGCGTCAGAGCCGGGGGCGGGCCAGGCCGCTTCTTGAGAGCCGGCGTAGGCTCGGCAGCCGGCTGGAGCTGGGGCAGTGGCTCCAAGCGCTGCGTTGAAGTCGCGCAGCCAGCCACAAGTGACAACGAAGCGAGGAGCAGCCACAGGGGCAGCGCCGCGCGCCGGGGTGTATTGAGTCGAGACACGGTTGATGCGCTCCTGTGTGAGTTGCTGCTTGAGCCGGCCGATCTCGTCCTGGGCGTCCAGAAACACCAGCTCGGCCTGGTTGGCGCGCTCCACCTGCTGGCGGTAGAGCACCAGGTTCTGTTCGGCGGCATCGGCGCGCAGCTTCTGGTGCTCCTCGCGCAGGTCAGCCAGGGCCTTGTCGCCCTTGGCCTGGGCGGTGCTGTGGCCGCGCTGGTATGCGCCTTCCTGGATGAACCATACGAAGCCGGCGAACAGCAGGCTGGCGGCAACGCCTAGGACCAGTGATCTGTTCATCACCGCCCCTTACGCTTGAGTCGGCGCCGCAGCCGACGCGGCAGAGGTGGTCGTTTGTCCGCGCGTTCTCGCAACCAGACCTTGGCCGGGCGAACGCGGGGCGGCGGCGATACGTTCAGGTCTGCGGCAGCCAGCCAGTTCCGGGAGCAGGCGGCAGGCGAACTGCTGGTCAATATGGCGAGCAGAAACAGCGTCGGAATCTTCATGGCGGCTATACCTGTCTGCGCACACACCAGCCCCCCAGCCGGCAGCCGCATACATGGGCTCCCAGCGCAGCAGGATGGCGCGCGGGTAATGGCGGTTCTCGCGGAAGTTGGCAGCCGAGCGGCCAGCGTTGTGCCGCTCGACAGAATCGAACCAGGCCAGCGGATCGGCACCCTTAGCCGATGCCAGCCTGCGGTCACGATTCACCCAGCCATTGCCGCCGTTGTAGCCGGCCAGCACGAAGGCCCAGCGGTCACACTCGCTAACGGCCTGGTTTCGTTCGTAGAGCCAGCGGTCGAAGGCGACCATCGCCCGCAGCGCCCAGCCTGGGTTGTACGGCTGCGCCGGGCCCAGGCTGCGCGGGTAGATCTCGGCCATCCAGTCCGCTGTGGCGGGCATGAACTGCGCCAGGCCCTCGGCGCCGACCGGCGAGCGGGCATTGGAGCGCCAGGCGCTCTCCTGATGTACCTGGGCGGCGAAGGTGGCCATAGGTGCGCCAAGGCCCCATTCAGCATGGGCGGCGCGCACCAAAGTGCGGCGGTGCTGCTCGGCAGCAGTCGGGATGCTGGCGGCTTCGACTGAAGGCACCAGAAACACACTCAAAATCAGAACCACCAGAAGCAACACCTGAATCGTTACCAGCCCTGGCGAGATCAGATAGGCCGAGTACAGATCAGATGCTCGATCAGCAATCCAACGCTTAAGGCGCCCCATGATCAGAGCCCCAGCGTCATGCCGAGCACACACGCCAGCACGATCACCGCGCGGCGAATCCAGGCGCCAACGATTTGAACGAAGCTGATGCACTGATGTGGGCGGGCTTGGGCGTAGGGGAACAGCGAGCGGTCGATCCAGTAGGCCAGCGTAGCGGCGATGGTCACCAGGGCCGCCTTGTACA